AAACTTTTTAGCTCTGGTAAGGCTCAAGAGGCTGTTAACTTAGCACAAGAAGTTATTAAAGCCGTTCCAAAACACGCAGATGCTTATCATCTTATTGGCGTAATTTTGAGTAATGCTGGTCAGTTTGTTAATGCTATGGAGTTCTATAACAAGTCCATAGAAATCTATCCAGATAACCATATGGCATTTTGCAATAGAGGAAATGCTTATCACCAGCTTAAACAACCAGAATTGGCATTAGAAGATTTAACTAAATCCATTGAGCTTAAGCCAGACTATGCGGAGGCTTATTACAATCGAGGAATTGTTGTAGGTGCGCTTCATCGTACTGAAGAAGAAATAGAAATGTACGATATGGCTCTTAAGTACAAGCCAAACTTTCCAGAAGCCTATAACAATAAAGGTATTGCGCTGCAAAAATTGCACAGAATGGAAGAAACTTTAGCCAATTATGAGGCTGGCATAGCTCAAAATCCGCAGTATATTGAGGCTTTTTACAACAACCGTGGCCTTGTTTTGCAGAATTTAATGCGTATTGATGAGGCTTTAGCAGACTACAACAAAGCTATAGAAATTAAACCAGATCTTGAAGATTGCCGTTTTAACCGTTCTATGTGCCTTTTACTTACGGGACAATACGATATTGCATGGAAAGAGCACGAATGGCGGTGGAATAGAGCTTCATATCCTCGCAAACAATTCCCAGGAAAACCTTGGTTAGGAGAAGAAGACCTTAAAAATCAAGTATTGTTTATCTATGGTGAGCAAGGTCTTGGAGATATGCTGCAGTTTTGCCGTTATGTTAATTTGGCTAAAGAACGTGGCGCAATTGTGATGCTGGGGTTAGAAAACCCGTTAGTTCGTATTTGTACATCTTTAAAGGGTGTAGATGCCATTGTTACTCCTAATGTGCCACTACCCCATTTTGATTACCATATCCCTATTATTAGCCTTCCATTGGCTTTTGGGACAGATAGTTTGGATAAGATTCCAAATGAACCATACTTAAAACCTAACCCAGAAACAGTAGCGCATTTTGCCAAACGATTAGGAAAAAAGACTAAAAAACGGGTAGGGATTGTTTGGTCTGGTGGATATAGGCCAGATCAGCCAGAAGTCTGGGCAGTTAATGAAAGGCGCAATATAGCCCTTGAAAAGCTGGTTCCGTTACAACATCCAGATATTGAGTTTATTAGCCTACAGTTGGGAGAACCAGCTGTAACAGAGTTAGCTAACTCCAAAGATTGGGATACTTTAATTAATCTTACCCATGAGTTAAAAGATTTTGAAGATACCGCTGGATTGATTGAAAACCTTGATTTAGTTATTGCTGTAGATACATCTACCGCCCATTTAGCTGGTGCAATTGGTAAACCAGTATGGCTTATGAATCGTTTTGATACTTGCTGGCGTTGGTTAATGGATCGTTCAGATAGTCCTTGGTATCCAAGTTTTACCATTTACAGACAACCTAAACTAGGTGACTGGGATAGTGTTATTGAAGCTATTAGAAAAGATTTACACAAATAAAAAACCCCGCTTTTGGCGGGGTTCTTCATTACTACTTACTGATTAGTAAGAACCGTAGAGTCCTAGTGGATCGGACCAACCGAAGCTGTAACGCTCACGAGACTTGTAACGGACGTTACCAGTATCAAAGTCACCATCCATAGAATTCTGGAGTGGTGAGCGTACAAAGTGTTTCAAGCCGTTAGGCACATCAGTTGTCAAGAACCAAGCATTGGTAGCGGTCAAGAAATGGTTAATTGTATAACCTTCTGGAACTGCACCGTTGTTTTTGATTGCATTGATATCGTTGTTGTTTGTGCCAACGCGCAATTCAGTTTCGAGCAAACGAGTTGCAACGAACTGTAATGCTGGTGGAACAACCAATTTACGAGGTTTAGCAGCGATTAACAAGCCGCGCTCATCGGTCCAACCAGCGATTTGAATAACAGCATTTTCCAATGCAGTTTCGTTCAAGTCAGCAGCTGTAGATGGGGCATTGCTGTTAGTACCACCGTTAACCAATGGGTGTGAAGCGTTGAGTAGTGATACGCCATCACCACCTGTGTAGGCAGAGTTGAAAGCGTTATTCAATACAGCAGCAGCTTTAACTTGCTTGGTGTAAGCCATAGCACGAGCTAGACCTTTGGTGTAGCGAGCTGATAAAGAATCGTAGAGGTTATCTTCGATTGCCTCTTCAGTCAAGCTAAAGCCAAGGGCGATAGTTTCGTGGTTGTAGCGAGCTGTCCATGCTTCTTGAGCATTGTCATAAGCGATGGCAGAGCCTTCGTTTTTGACAGGAGCTGCAGAGAAACCTGACAGTTTTGTTTCTTCTTCAAAAGAACGCTCAGAAGTCTCAGTTTCGTAGATCTCTTTGTGTTCTTCACCGTAGCGAGCATACTCAAGTCCGAACAATGCGTTCAGTCCAGGGAGCAACTCTTTCAGTAGTTGTGCGCGTGAAATAGCCATTTAAAGCTCCTTAGATTAAAGTGTCGATGCCTGACCAGCGGTGTTGTAATACTCTTGAATACCGAAGTTGAATTTAACAACAGCTTCTGGGTATTGAGTAAATACTAACGTGCTAGATGCAGGAATAGTCATTGTGGAAGATGCAGTACCAGTTGGGCTGTTTACTGTTACAGGTGCGCTATTTAGAACAACAGTAGTAGCACCAGCAGCTGCAGCAGCTGCAATGTAAGAGCCTGTACCAACGTATTGACCGTTAGAAGCAACATAGCCAACTTCTGTACCAACTACCAAAGCTGATGGGATTGCGGAACAAGTAATTGTTACGCTACCAGCAATAGAAGTATAGGTTGCAGTAGTAGCAACAGCTGTATCAGGAACAATGTCAACGATACGCAATGGCAACGAAGCAGTATTCTCAACAGCTACTGAAGGAACGATACCGTTGCTTGAGTTACCATTGTTTGTAGAACCAGCTAAGTTAGAACCAGTTACGTTCAAGCCAACCATGCAAGTTGCAACAGAACCAATAGTTGTACCACCAGCAGCTGTAACAGCAGCAACACGGAACAATGTATCAGGATCATCGCAAACCACAGCAACAGCATCACCAGCTAAAGTGCTTGCGGGCCAGTATTGGCTGAAAGTCTTTTGCTTGGTAACAGGGTTTGTGAAAGAACAGCCTAAGAACACGCCAATAGTACCGCCAGTTGCATAGCCAGTAATAGCTGTTGCACCAGTAGTCATAATGGAACGAGTAATAAAGCCACGGGAAATACCTACAACATCACCATAAAAAATATTGGTTCCGAAGTTGTACTGGATCTTGATGTTACGAGTAGAACCAGCAAAAACTTGACCACCAATAAGGTTTATAGGCTTAAGACCGTATGGGGCAGAAACGGTAGGATATGCCATTTAAAACTCCTTATTAAGATTGATTACCTCTGCCAAAACTTGTCGTAGATTTCCGTTCATTAAAGATCGGCATCCGCGGGTCGCTTTGGCGCATCAAATTATTATCTACAGCTTCCGTCTGTTTCCGTGTCATATCAGCATAGTAATCCTGCTGCTGTTGCACGAACTCTTCTGGAGTCTTGCAGAGTAATAACCCGCCAATCTCGATGTTGTCTTTAAAACGTCCATCGGGATCAACTAGCATTTTAAATTTCGGTTGCTCTTCGATTCTTACTGGCTCCCAACCCTCTCTGAGTTTGGCAGATAAATTGCGGGGATCAGCTTGATTCAACATAGAAACACGAATCCAACGATAAGCAAAACCAGCCTGTTTATCAGGTTCTGGCAACAACTCAGGAGGCCTCCATGCTTTGGGACGTTCTGCTTGTTGACGATTGCTTACTTCACGGGGAACTCTATTTTCAGCCATTTTGGGACTCCAATTTAGTTAATTCCATAGCATATTGCTCTGGAGAAAGGTTAAATTTCTTAGCCAGAGCCATTTGTGTAGGCGTAAGTCTAATCTTTTTTGGGGATGTTGATCTTGTTGCCGATGCTACAACCGTGCTTGATTTCTTTTCAGATTTCTCAGGCTGTTTAGTTCCTGGCTCTTCCTCAAATTTCTCTGGGAAGCGTTTTTTGATCTCGGTGTCTACTACGTTCCAGTAATGATCGGAGCCTAGTGGGACTCCTTCTTTCTCTAGACGTCTATGTATACCTTGAGCAAGAAAACTCATATCTTCATCAACACCGTACCACTTGTTTTTGTCAAGCCACGCTTGGGTTTTTGAGTCCAGGCGTTGGGGTTCGGGCTGCTGTTGCTGTATTTTTACTTCATTTTCTTGCCGTTGTAAAGTCTTTTCATCATATTGTGGTGTGTAGCGTTCAATATCACGAGCTTTTAACTTTACATCTGTCAATTTATCTTGAGCTTCTGCTAATCGATCAGAATCTCCAGACTCATAGGCTTCTTTCATTTCCCGCTTTGCCATTTCTAGCTCGCGAGTAATGCCTTCCTTGGCAGTACTGACGTAAACCTTCTCCCCATCGGACAAACGCCCTTTAAGTTGCCTGTTTTCTTCAATAATAAGGTTAGCAACGCGAATTGCTTCGCTATGTTCCCTCAAAGCCTGATCTTTAGCCCTACGCTCATCGTGCATGAGCTTTTTCATTTGAATTAAACGCTCTTTTGCCTCTTGTGAGTAGGATTCTAGGTCATCATTTTCGACTTCATCAGCAATTTCCCGTGGCATAGGTTTTGAATTGACGCGATCTTCCTCTGGAACATCATCTTCAATCTCAATTTCAAATTCTTGCGTTGGTTCGTTGTCAATTTCATCAGGAAATTTGAATTCGTTTTGTGCAATAGCCATCACTATCTCCTTTAAACGCGACTAATACCGCGGGGGTCTTGAACAATACCCTCGACAGAATCATCATTGATTATTCGGAATTCCCTACCGTGGATTTTTAGTCTAGTTCCCGTATTTGGACGCGCTAAAACAAAATCTCCGACTTTGCACCAGGGACCATTTGGGAACCTAGTCTTGTCTTGGTAGCAATCAGGACCCATTTTGACAACAAAAAATACGGTAGAAAGGACTTCTTCCATACGCATAGTGTCATCCGCTTTAAGAATACCGCCAGCGTGTTCTTTTTCAGCGTCTGGAATAGCGCAAAGAATGCGATATCCAGAAGGTTCTGGTAGTTGGTTTGCTTTTTCTTCGGGTGTTTCTGGTAATACTGTTGTTGCGGTAACGTCATCGGGGTTTGATCCCAATATCAGTTCACTCATCTGAGTTCTCCAAGTTTTTACGCAAGTCTAATATATTAAGACGGGCGGTGAGCAGACCTGTAATCTCTCCGCACATCCTTTGGTATTCAGCGTAGTCTTTGGCTACGCCTGTACCGAGGGCCTCTTCCAAGTCCCTAACTTTACCTTCTGCCTGTTTGAGGAGAAGGTCTAGTATTTTGTCGTTCATTTAGTTCCCTTTTTTTGTTGGGTTGAGTTATGTTTGAGTAAATCAACTCCCATACGGATTTTTTCCGTATTCATTTGCGCTTTAGCTTGACCAGTTTGCGCGCCAATTCGTAAGCCTTCTAATTGTTGTTTAGCCTCAAGGTCTGCCTTATCTTTGGCAGTCTTAGCACCAACTTGCATACCAGCAATTTCTTTTTGAGCCATGATTCTGGCTTTTTCGATCTCAATTTGGTCTGCTTTAGCCGAGGCATCCATGACCATTTTTTGCTGTTTAAGCTGAACTTCTTGCTGTTTGAGCTTGAGTTCTTGCATCTGCATTTGGACAATAGGATCATTCTGAGCTTGTTGGGCCTGTTGAGCAGCCATCGCGGTCTGGTTCTGGTTAAGCAACTGCTGGGCAACAGGAACAGCCATACGAGCAATCTGCATTTCCATTTCTGGAGACATATTCTCTTCGCCATCTTCTGAATATGGAATCTCAATACCCATTTGTTGTTGCATCTGCCGTCTATATTCCATGCCAACGTGCTCTGTAATGTGGGCTTGCATAGCTTGCATCATCATTGGAGCCTGTGGATTTTGACCAATAACCTGTTTAATCTTAGGATCTTGCATTGCAGCCATATGAACTTTGATATGGGCTTCGTGATCTTGGTACATAAACGCTTTTAAAGGTTTTGACTTTAGGACGTTCATGTTTTCTGTTACTGGATCGCAAGGTTTTTCATCTTCTGGCAATGGCACTAACTTAGCAGCGTTCTTAATCCCAATAACACCTAGCATCTGGCGGTGCAAAAACGGTAGGTTGTATAACTGTGGTGCAGTCTGAGCCAACTGTAAAACGGCTTGATACTGAACTACTTTCTGAGACATCGTAGCTGCGTTTGGATCGCTAACTGGAATGACGTTAACCATCGCGTAATCGCGTTTACGCGCTTTTTTATTACCTGTCTCAGGCTGATAATCGTAATCAGCTGGCGCGTTGTTTTCAATAATCTCTTTAAGCAGCTTAAATTCTTGCTTCATAGAGTAGTGAATACGAGCTTGAATCGCAGACATTACTTTAAGTGTGCGCTCTAAGATAGCCAAAGTCGTGCCAACTGGGGATTGGCTAGACATATCAGATACTTTAAGATCACCAGCCGAGGCAAATCTTCTGCCATCTTCAATGATTTGATTTAACAAAGTAATCAAGGTCTGGCTTGGTTCTTTGTATGGCAATGGCATGATGTTGTCTTTCATCGCGCCACTTGGTACGTCTACGTCACGGAATTCACCTGGGGCTATCGGTGTGTCATCGCCTTTGACTCGCAAGCCACGGGTCTTAAAGCCACCTGGCAAGTTGGCAAGTGACCCTGCATCAACCAGCTGCCGAAGTATGGAAGTGCCAGATTTAGCAAAAGCACCGAGAAGATGGACAATACCAAAACAGTAAAAACCGAAACCAGGAATATAGCCATAGTGGACGAAATGCTGTCTCTTTTGATGTTTTTCATCTTCTTCCTTCCAGTTACGTCTAATTGAAAGAATAGTCGCGGTATTCTTTTCAATTGTGACAACGTAAGGTAAAGCGATACCAGTAGGTTCGCCATCTTCATCTGTATGCTCAAAACCTTCTAAGTCAAGGTCAACGTGCATTTCCAAAACCTTAAAACGGTCATCTGTGGATGCTTTAAAGCCTAACTTCTCTGCAATCTTTTTTTCAATTTCATCTAAAGTGTTGATTGGATCACCAAGATCTACGTCCCTGTAAAAGCCTGAGACTTGTAGTTTACGCATCTCATTCTCTGTCTTACGCATCACATGGGTAATGCGTTCTGCAGTTTCAAGGTTAGACGCGCCATAAGGAACGACTAGATCATCGGCTGGAACATACATCGACACCTGACGGCCTAACTGTTGATCTTCGTAAACCTTTTTAAAACCGTTACCTGATAAACCCATGCCCCAGAGCATTCTTTCATGTTCTGGGCGATATTCTTGCATGACATCGGTAATCTCATAGTTCATGTCATCTTCGACACGTTGGGCTGCATCTTTTTTCTCTGGGGTTTCTTTGCCAATAATCTGGGTTCTTACAGGACCAGAGGCTGGAAAAGTCTCCATAATTGTTTCAGCTTGGAACTTTACGACTGCTTCGGCTAGGATAGGGTGATAAACACCACAAGCTCCTTCCCAAGGTTCGGAGCGTTCTTCAATTTTTAATCCCAAGAGTTCAAGGCCATCTACATAGGTCTGAATCCAATCTTTGCGAGAATCTACGTCATCTTCAAAACTGTCGATTAGCTCTGATCCCAAAGTCGCTAAGACGCGCTCAGAAATAATTTCGGCAAGGTTCTCACCAAAGTCTTCATCAGCTAAAACTTCAACATCCATTTCGCCTTCGGGCGCGAGTTCAATCTCAATGTCTGGAGCCTCAATTGCAGCTAGTCCTTGTGGGAGTTCGTATAGAGCTTTATCTACTGACATAAATTTTCCTTAAATTAACTTCATTCCACCGTTTAACGGTTTATCTATTGTTCCGCCAGACGCTTTGGTTGTCATATACGTCTTTAATTCTTCTAACTTTTTTGTTTGTTCTGGCCTGTATTTTAGTTCTTTATTAATACTGTTAGGCCATTGTTTTAAAGCGTATCCGCGCATGGCTGCATCAGTAGCATTCCGAATGGCGTGTTCTACAGGACGGCCTTCTTCTAAGGTTGCGTTGTAATCTAATGCTCGTTTTTCCAAAACCTTTAACTGTTTAGGACTCCAAGTTCCCATTAAATCTTCACGGATTTGGTTTGACATAGGATCAACGTGAAGAAGTTCCCCAGCTAAATCGTGGTGGCTAAATTCCCCTGGCTTTCTAATCTCAATTACATGGCGATCAATTGGAAAATGTTCTGGGCGCGGAGAATCTGGTGGGCCAATTTCACCTACAGGCCAAGTTTCGGCATAGCCTTTTCCTTCACCTATTGTTACCATAGGATCATGCTGTTTAATAAAAGGATACTCTTGTATCGCTTTATTAAGAAGATTTTCAGAATAATCCATTAGTAATATGCTACCTTTCTGCGAAATTCTCTTGGTTCATCTCGTTCATCCGAAGGCAGGGGAATAAATCCTCCCTTACGGAATCTTAATAGTGCTTGGGTAGTCGAGTCCACTAAGTCATCGTGGTCTGAATTTGGGAACGCAGCAAGCTCTTCCACGACTTCTTCAGCCCATCGTTTTCTTGGACACCAGACTTTACCTGACGCGAATAAATCGGAAATTGCATTAACCCTTGAGATCTTATCATTTCCTCGCGTTGGTGTATATTCCTGCACGGGAACTCCCATCCTTCGCATTTCAAAGATGAGGGGCGCGCCAGAAGCTTTGGCTTCCACGATACACGCATCAGGCTCCCATTCACGGTACATCTGAAAAGCCCGTTCCTTTAATTGGGGAAATTCCATGCGTTCTTTAAAAGCATCTAAAAGAATGATGTTAACGTCATTTACGTCTTCGTCTTTATAAAAAACTCCCCATGTCGTACAGGCAGAATAGTCTGAACGCTCATTCTTAGTAAAAGCGGTATCCCAAGACTGAATAATAAAATTACATTGGGGCGGTCTTTCGTGATCCCATTCCTTCCACCACTCCCTTTTGACTATCGCGCCCTCTTCCGAGGTAGGATCTTGTTGGTACTGGGCTTGCCATTTGGGTAAAGGTAATTCATCCCGTAGAGCGTCAAGTTCTTTAAAACTCCAAAACTCAGGCCATAAAGGTCTGCCATTAGGTAGGATCGCTGGCAAACTAATCATGTCCCAGACTTCCCCATCCCTGTCAATAATCGACTGGCAAATTTTTCCTGTTAGATCGCGTTTAGCCCAGCGCGTCATCACGATAACAATTGATCCTCCTGGCTGGAGACGCTGACGTGGACCTGACGTATACCATTCAAAGACTTTATCAAAGACCGATGGATCATTAGAAGCTAGGGCTGCTTCTTGTTCTGAGTGAGGATCGTCAATAATGAGTAGATCCGCGCCCTTACCTGTGACAGTCCCCCCAACACCAATAGCGAAGTAATCACCATTAGCATTAGTGGCCCAACGACCAGCAGCCTTGGAATCTGACCTAAGAGAGACATTAGGGAATATTTTGGCATAAGCATCCGAGTCAACTAAGTTACGAACCTTTCGTCCAAAGCCGACTGCTAGTTCAGCCGTGTTAGAACATTGAATAATCTTTTTATTTGGGAACCGACCAAGATACCAAGCAGGAAGTAGAAAACTAGCAAACTCTGACTTTGTGTGACGCGGTGGCATATTGATAATAAGTCGTTTGGATTTGCCATTTGCGATGTCCTCAAACTTTTGAGCCATTAAAGCATGGTGTCTGCCATAGATAAACCCAGGCCAGACGGATTGCACAAAGGACAAAAAATCATCTTGCCCTGCCTCGCGCTCCTCCGCACCTGTAAAAGACTCAGCCAAAGGAAGAAGCGGTTTTCGTTCCTCTTCTGGAAGAAGCTCAATTAACTGAGCTAGTATTTCTTCTACCTTCACTTGAGGTTTCTAAGCTTGATATGGGCGGGACG